TATTACATCACATTCAAAGAAACTTGTTGCTAAAAATACTACTGCTAAAATAATTACTAATGCTACTGTAAATAATTCCATAATTTTACTTTTTTATAAATGCTGTTTTCTTTTCTGTTTTTACTTCTGCTATTTGTACTTCTATGTTTACGTGTGTTAATTCTGTATCTACTTCTTTTAATTTTACAATTAGATTTTCTATTTCTAACCAATCGTATTTAGAATCCATTTCTACTAACTGCTGTAAATATATTAACTTTTCATTTAAGTCTTTGAAATAACTTATTAACATTTTATTATCTGAATTTAATACAAGCATTCTTGTTGCAGAAGTTTGTAATTCGTTTAAGTGTGTTTTAATTGTTGTTGTCATAATTTTATAATTTATTGTTTAACTTCTTCCCAATAATTTTTATCTTGTAATGGAATTGATATTAAAAAACTTCTTGGATTTAATATTTCTTCTACTGCAATAAAAGCACAGGTTTTTGCCGATTCAGTATTATAATCGTATTCTAAATCATTACGAAATTCAGGGAAAAAAATTAAATATTTATAAAATAAATCTTCCGCTTTTTGTTTTGCTGTCATATTAAAATATATCTTTTAGTGGGTCGTAAAAAGCACCTTCAACTTGTGGTAAACCAAAACTGTTAACTTTAAAGCTAAAATTATCAAATGGTGCGTTTCTACTTCGTTTGCAAGATACTGTTACTAAACCCTTGTTTACTGTATTTAATTCTAATTGTATTTGTGTTTCTGCTTTCTTTTCTAAAAATGAACCTAAATGACCTGTAGGTTTATCTGAACCAAAGTTACTATGAATAACTGTTACTATGTGGCAATTTAATTCTTTTGACCATTTCATTAACTTTTGAACTACAGCGTTTGATTCTTCAATGTTATTTACATCACTACATAAATCAGCAATACCATCTATAATAACTAAACCTATTTCTTTTGCTTCTAATTTGTCATACAGGTAATATTCTATAAAATCAACACGTTCTTTAAATGATAATTGTCTTAATGCTAAAGTATGATATCTATCAGTTTTTATAGCAGTCATATCTAATGGTCGTTTAAATACCATTTGAGCGTGAAAATTACCCTGTTCTGTATCGAAATGTATTATATGTTTGTTTTCCCTATTGGCTTTTAATTCACCACAAAATGATTCTAAATGTTGTGCTAAATAAACTGCAGATAATAAACTTACAAAAAATGTTTTCTTTGATTTTGGTGGTGCTTGTACAAAACTGAAATTTCCATAAGTTCCTAAAGGTACAGGATATTCTTTTGAACCATCTTTTGTTTCGTATGTTTTAGTTCCAAATGATATTGCAGGTTTAGGATATTCTATCTTTTCTAATGGATTTATAAAGCAATCTTCTTCAAACATTTGCATTAATAGCCTTTGTGCTTCTGTATCCATATTATTGTTTTCTTGTTTTTTATATTCCACAAAACCCACTATCACATTCATTAAAATCATCATCAAAAAAACTTGATTGTGTACCAAATTTTAATATTTGATTAAATGAAACATCAGATAGGAATCTGTTTCCTGTTATTGTTTCTTGTTTTTCAAACCACTTTACTTTATCTAAATCTTTAGATGCCATATGTGAAATCATTAATGGTTGTCTATTAACACACCCAACGCAATTATTTCTGTATGCAAATCTAACATTTTTATCATTCCAATAATTATAAATTATATCTTTTTGTATATTATTTTCAATTAAAGGAAAAGTTACCTTTCTATATGGTACTAAACCCCACTTATTTTGTGTTTTTCTTTTACCAATAATAGTGTTAAAATGTTCTATTCCATTTTCATCAGCACGTTTTAAAACTGTTTCTGCACGTGATATTTCATTTGGTCTAAATCCGATTCGCATTTCTACAGGCAATTCTGTATTTTCCTGTAACCAATTAAATATAGGTTTTAATTTCATTTCTACAGTACAATACCTTGTCATTTTATTAGGCAAATATCCGTAGTTTTGTTTTATAACTTCTTCAAATGATTTACCTGTTACCCAAGTTATTTCTGTACCTATAAATTGTTCTAAATCTAAAATGGTATAAATAATTTCATCCATTTCGGCTGTACCTATAAATTCTTTTCCTAATTTATCTGAAACTATTTGCCTTGTTTTTTCATCTTTACCTTTCATCCATAAATTATCTTTATCATCAATACGAACTAATGAAAATATATTTATATCTGCAGGAAAATGTTTTGCTAAATAAGAAGATGTTTTACCACCTGATATACTGTTTACTGTTTTCATTTCTTTGTTTAAAAAAAGGGTAGCTTTTACACTACCCATTTAAATTTAGAAAGGTAAATCATCACCTACTACTTCTTTAGTAGCAACTCCTTCTTTCTTTTCTGCTAATTGGATAGTTCCATTTGTCCAAATCACGTTACCATTACCCAAATATGATTTAGGTTTTTTAGCTTCACGTTCTTCTTTAGTTTGAGAATCTGTTAAAGAAACATTTTGTCCCCATTGGTTAGATTCATCGTTTACTGCAACTGTAAAGTTATAATAAACTGCTCCATCTTTACCTTGTACAAATTTTTCTTTTGGTAATTTGTCAACTCTTAAACTAACATTAATTAATGCACTCATATTATTTGTTTTTAATTTGCTTACCTTTTTTTTCTGTTGTCAGCTATTCAGATTTATTATTAATTCCAACCAATTAAACCATTTGGATATTTAGTAAAATATTCATTTTTTAATTCTTGTAATTTAGATTCGTAATCTATAATAGATACATTTTTTAATCCTCTTAAATTGTGAGTTTCATTTATCCAATATATAAAACCTATAGTACATTCAATATTTATTTTTGAAATTTCATTTTCCATAACTATTTAACTTTTAGTAATTCTGCACGAACTGATTCCTGCATTTTGTATTTAGTTTGTATTGCTTCAAAGTTACCACCATTTTTTAGATATTCAATCGCTTTATTAAATTCAGGTGTGTTTTTATTTAAAAACTTCTTTTCATCTACTACAGGTTCTTTATCGTGTTTATTAACTGCATCTGAATCTTGTGTATCATCAATTAAAAGTAAGTTACCTAATGCGTACTTCTTTGCGTAACTTGATGCAGAACCAAACTTTTGTGGCATTTGCATTCCTTTTTGTTCTAAATCAATACCAACTATAGCAGTTGCAGAAATAGAATCGTAATCATCGTTAATAGAAGCTGTAGAACGCAGCATTGGAAATTGTAAAAATTGTGTTTCTTCTATTGTTTCAGTAATTGTAAAATTCACTTGGTACTTTTCGTTAAATGGTTTTAGTGCTTCTAATATATCTTCTGCACTTCTAAAGTTGTATTTACCAAAGCTGTTAAACTTTGACTTACTTGCTTTAAATTCTTTTTGTATTAAAGATAATTTTTTGTTTAATGTTAATTCTTTTGATTCCATTTTTAATTTGTTTTTAAAGTTAATCTTCTATTTCTATAAATTCTGCGTGTTCTTTACACTCATTGCATATTCCTGTGCCTTCGATCCATTCTCCTGCACCACAACATTCGCTTTCCATATTAATTTGTTTTTGATTTGTAAAGTTCTTGTTTAATAATTGTTTTGTATTCTTCAGGACATTCTAAATCTGCAAGTTCAAAAATATAGGTTTCTAATGTTGAAATATGACTTTCTAATTTACAAATTTGTTCCTGCATCGCTTCTAATCTAAATCTGTTGTAATCTAATAAATCTTTCATTTTAAATAAAGTTTGAAATTAATAATTGCATAGTAAATAAACCTGCCCATAAAAGTAAAGCTAATCCGAAATTTTTTAATGTTTGTTTCATAATGTTTGTTTTTAATTGTTTGTTGAGTGCAAATATATAAATACATTTTAGATAAAAAACTACAATATAAAACTTTAACAAAACTTTAACAAAAAACCCTGCACTATTAATACAGGGTCTTAAAACAAAGAAAAACAAGAAACAAATTATAAACTATTTACTTTTTCAGTATAGTGTTCTATTAACTCTATCAAATCTATATCGGCAAATTTAACTATTTGCTTTGACTTAATATGTAACTCTTCAGATAAGTTATTACCAAGATATTGACTAAATTTATATTGTTCACCTGAACGTGATATATTGCATCCGTAACATTGAACACCTACATTTCTTTCATCCCATCTTGTTGAGTAATGTGAGCGTGATTGAAAGTGACCGCATTGCAACTTTTTATAGTGGTCTTTTTTACCACAAGTAACGCAAGTAGCTATTTCATTAATAGCATCTTTACGCCTTATGTATTGACTAAAGATTGTATCTAATTTTGTAACTAAACTTTTACGTGTTGGTTTTTTCATTTGTCAAATGTAAACATAGGATATTAACAAAGCTGTTAAAAAGTAAATTTAAGATATTGCAATATTGTAAAATATTTCTTATAACTTTGCAAAGTACTTTTTTCAAATAAGTTTCAAAAAAACAAAATAAGTATACAAAAAATAAACAAAAAAAGTTTTAAATACAAAACAAAAAAAGCAAAATATGTTGCGAATAGCTATGCTTTTATCTACCTTGACCTTTATAGATCTTTTTATAGTTCTTTGAAGATTTTAATTTAGAACTTTTACTTTTACTATGTATATTTGGTCTTGATATATGTTTATCTTCTTTTACAAGAACAGTTGTTTGCTTCGCCATATTAAATATAAAATTATTATTCCTAAAATAAACCACAAATAAACAAAGTAATTAGCCTTTTTATCTATTTGCTTTTCTTTAATGTTTTCTTTAGTTGATGTTTTTATCTTACTATTAGTTTTAACGTGTTTTAACGTGTTTTCTGACAACTTAATCTTATTGTTATATAAACTATTGCTTTTAGTTTTTTTATAGCTTAAAACAACGTTTTTATAAGTTTTACCTTCTACAATAAATTCTTTTAAACTATCTAAAGGTTTAATTATAATTTCATCAATATTTATAATAGTATTTGTATTTGTTTCTGCAGTAGAATCTTTAACTTTATTTTCAGTTAATTCTATCTTTGTTTCTACTAAACTATCTTTTTTAATATCTGTTGTTTTAATATCAACTTTGCGTGAAGCACAAGAAATAAAAAGTGCACCACATATGATATTAAGAAAAATAAACTTTGCTTTCATATAATCTTCTTTTGGTTAAACCTGCTACTTCTTTTTTATTTACTTTATTCCACTTTTTAAATTCTAATTCTATAGAAGCATCATTGTGGTTTTTGTTTACTTTTTTTAATATAGTAGAACTTGCAAAGTTACCTGTTCCAATATTATATGCTAAAGAAACTAATGCGTTGAATTGATTTTGATTTAAAGGACTTGTAACTAATTTATTTACTTTATCAGCAAATCTATCTGCTATAGTTTTAAACATTTCAAATGCTTGTACTTTAGTGATTTCTTTATCTAACATTGTTACACGTTTGTTATCACTATAATATGTGTTACCATATCCAATGGTAGGAATCTTTGCAGAACATAAATAAGGCTTTGCACTAAATCCTTCAAATTCTGTTATAAGCAAATAACCTGCATTATTTAACTTCATTGTTCTTGTTTTTTTCCATTAGATACCATCTTCTTGCAGTATATCCTGTAGCTATTACAAAAGCTATTACTTTCATAATAACATCAACGTTTGCAAATGTGAACATAAAATATCCACCTGTTATAACCGATTGCCTTAAATCTAAAATGTATTGTTTCATTTTCTTAATCGTTCAACTATATTCGTTACTCCTTCAATTCCTATATAAGCTGTAGCTATAACAACCCAATCAGAAGAGGTTAAACTTTGGTTAAACAATCCAAAACAAGCAATAGCAAAAACTAATAATTTTCTGCTAATCAACTTGTTTAATATAACATCAAATTGCTGTCTGCTCATCACTTAATAAATTAAAATCTATTTCTTTTATTGGTTCACATCCTGCAAAATTATGCTTTGGATTGTTAGGAAATATTTCGCTTTCAAACTTGTACTCAACATCTGACATCACATCATAAGCATATCCGTCAGCGTAAACAGGTGCAGTTATTTCGTTGAAGTCTGCATCGTAAGTTCCATTTTCTAAAACTATTTTACCAATTTCAACAATAGCTTGGATGCCTTTTCCGTAAACAAGTTGCTTTTCTTTGTTTAAATCTTCAACTTCAATATAAACTCCTTTTTTTAAGAAGTCTTTTATTGCAGTTTCTTTGTCTGAATAATTTAATTTATATATCATTTTATAGTGTTGTTAATGCGATACATTCTGCGTTTGTTAATTCTGTTTTATAAATTTGAAGTGATTCAATTCTCTCTCCAATAGGTTCGTTTAAATTACGATTAGTACCTACAAAAAGACTTTCAAGATTAGCATTAAAAGCGTTACCTGTTTGTGTGTAAATTAATGAACCATTTATAAAAAGTTTATAAACTCCATTTTTATAAGTTACCGCTAATTTTAAAATAGGTGCAGTATAGACAAAGAAACCTAAAGCTGCAAGTGCTGCATTTCCAACAACAAAGAAACGAATTGTATCTGCTTGAGCTGCTGAATAATTTAATGTTATATAGTTATTTGCAGTTGCATCACTTACATAAAATAAAGTTCTATTAGTTTGACCTAATATTTTATTATCAGCTTTAATAAATACAGTCCCCTCTGTTTGCCCTATTAAACTACTTATTCCTGTTTTAGAAATAACATCAGCGTTACGAGTTACTGTAGATGCAACTGTTGGAATATATGAAGTTTGATAAGCACCTACCTCAATTTGTCCACCCCATATTAAAACACCTGAAGTTCCGTTTCCACTTCCATTAAAAAACCCTGCATTTGTATTTGAACCACAACTAATATATAAAGTTTCAGTCGTCAATACTTTGTACAATATACATCGATACCAACCATTTCCCACGCTTTGAATTGCTCCCGTTCCAACGCCTCCAACGTCTTGGACTGTTCCTGTAGATAAATTATAATTTACGTTAGCATTTGAAGTTAATAAAGTTATATTATTATATCCGTCAGCTTTGGCATAAATAGATATCGAGCCATTTGTTGAAGAGATAAAAAATTGAGAAATATAATGCGAAGTTGCAAGAGTACTCGGAATAAATTTATTGGCATTATTAGTACCGTCAGGCGAAATTCCCGCATTTGCAGTTATTGTAGTTGCAACGGGAGCCCAAGTAGCTGCAGTAAAATTTTGACTATTAAGTATTATATTAGTTCTTTGTGGTTCTACTAATAAACTCGGACAACTTCCGTTTGTGTAATCAATACGAGGTATATTTAAACGTGTTGTTGTAGGGAAATATTCTGTTGCAGTTGAACCTTGTTCTAATTGAGCACCCCAAATAAAAGCTGATTGATTATTGATATTAAAATACCAAAAATCTTGTCCTGCATTATATTGAAATGTAAACACACATTGAAACCAACCATTTGCCAAAGTAATAATTGAAAAATTTGAAAAAGGACCTCCCGTTGTTGTGATATTACCTGTTGACAAATTAAAAGTTATATTTTTACCTGTATATGCAGCTTCATCAATTCTTAACGATGTATCAGTTATCGGTTTTATATAAATTGAAAATGTATTTTTTGAACCATTACCAACAGTTAACGCTTGACGAATAAATGAAGTTGATGGCAAATTTGTTGAACATTCTATTTTATCTGCCGTATTTGTACCATTTGGTGCAACTGCAGAATTACTTGTTATTGTTGTGCTTGCTTTAGTCCAAGCAGCATTATCAAATTGCTCACTATAAGTCAATAAATTTCTCGGTACTACTTCAATCAATCCTGAACTATTTACTCTCGTTGCTGTTGTAGCACGAACTACATCCATATCACCTGCTCCACTTGAGGGAACAACTGAATATAACTTGCTTTCTTTATACGCATTTGGCGTTACAATTAACGACGCTTTATCTAATAAACTCATATTGTATCTAAATTATTTAATGTTTGTACTAAACAAGATTGTGCTTCATAATATCCTGCATCTGCTATAACTCTTGTTATAAAATTAGTTGTTATTACACTTTCATTTCCTACTATTTCAGTTTCACCTGAATAGCTTACATAGTGAGAATAACCCCAATTAATAGAATTGTTTGCAGCACCTTGACCCCATCCAATTGTATTGTTATTTGCACCTTGACCCCAACCTATATTATTTGCCATTTTGCTTTTCTAATTTATTTAAAAAGATTTCTAATTTTTTAACATTAGTTTCTTTTGGTTTATATGTTTCTTTTATAGCACCCATCCTGTAAAATTTGCGTCTTTATCCGGGTACATATCTGCATTTGAATTCAAATTATATTCAGGAAATAAAACTTGATTGAAAGTCATATAATCTATAAATCTATTAGTATAACTTTGTGCAGTATCACGTGCTTTTTCAATTAAAAAATCTATTTCTGTTTTATCAACTACAGTACTGTTTTCAGAATTATGTTTAAATACACCTTTCTCGCTTATTTTAATAGACGCGTAAGGCAAGTATTCTACCATAGTCCAATGTATTACCATCATTTTAATATAATCGCTTAAAAGCGTTGTATATGGACTTGCTAAATTACCTGCTACAATACCATCGTTAATCTTATTGTATAATTTAGTTCCTAAATAGTTCTGTATATGTACTTGTTGAGCTTGAAAGATATATTGAGTATAGCTATCAGGGTCTACATTACCATTTATAATAGTATGTTTAACTAAATCGTTTGTCGTAATGAATAATGCTTTTGCTGCCATTTCTTATTAATTTGTATATCCCATTTTATCCCAATATTCTTGTGTGTAACCTTTCGTAGGCATATCACTTGGCTTCATAGAAACTTCTTTGTCATTTCTTATTCTATATCCGTATTTTTCAGCTGTAGCAGAACTAATAGCTTTTGCATTTGGATTTGTAGGGTCTATTTTAATACCATCAAAACTTGCGTATGTTCTACGTAACCATTTATGATTGCATCGTGGTCCGCCCTTCCAAAGCCATATAGAATACGTATCTGAACCACCTTTACCAAAACCTGAATTCACAACTTTTGATTCCATAGCTACAATATCTTCTTTACGATATACTTTACCTGCACGTAGCATTTTATTACAAAATTCACGTTCACCTGTTAAATCACCACTATAAACATATCTTGTAATAAACTGAACTCCGTCAATAACTTTATCTTGTTCTTTATCTTTTATATTTGGTCGAGCAGTACCTGTAGAAGTTATAAATTTCCACATTTTAGATAGTGTACTTTTCTTTTTATTATTTAAAGTATTTATTTCAGCATCTAATTCTTCTTCTGTATCGTAATCAACTTCTGTTTCGTCAATTAAAAACCAATCATCACTTAAATCTTCACCTTTATCAATTAAAGCATCTGCAATAGAATCACTTGCTAAATTATGTGAACACATTTTAACACCTGTTTCTTCTTCAGTTGTTTCTTTGTTCATACCTTCAACATCAACGAATTCAAGAGGTTGTATTGTTTTAAAATATAATTTTAATGATATACTATTAACCGCTAATATTTCGTCAATAGCATCTATTATTTCAAGTTGGTAAGGTTTAATAACAATATTATCAAATAATAAAGTAGCAGTTTTAATTTCATCTGCATTGTTACCTAACCCACCATCACCTGTACGTATTCCTAATAACATAGGTGAAGTAACTCTATGACCTACAATAAGTTTATCAAAACATTCTTTACTTAAGTACTCGTAGTGTGCAGGTGCATCGTTTAATGGTAAATCTTCAACAGTAGTTTTAGATTCTGCATTAGCGTTAAAAGCAATAATAACTTTTTCACCTCTTGCTCCTGTTAATTTACCCATAACATCACGCTTCATTTTATCACGCATTTCCTCTGAAGGAATACCATTATTGAAGTTGATTACTTTTGTGCCACTAAATCCGTTTTGAACATCGTTAATTTGATAGTCAGCTATATTTTCTTCTAATAAAGCATAAGGTAAAGAACCTGAATAATCTATTGGTGAATAATAATCAAATCCACTTACATAAGGTTGAATCACATATATTTCAACCTCATTACCATTACCAAAACCAAAGGCGGGAATACGTTTGCAATCTTCACTTGGTTTCTTTTTACTCCAATCGTGGTGATAATACCAAGCTTCTATTTGTCCTTTATCGTTGCATTTTTCAGCACGTAAAGTTTGCATAGGAAAATGTAATACTTGTTTAACTACTTTATTCTGCATTACAACTTGCATAGCAGCCATTCCTAATAACTTTCTTTCTAAAGCTACTTTACGCAAATCTGAATCCTTAATTATAGATTTCATTTGTGCATATTCATTAGGCTTTTTGTTAGAATCTAAAGCATCTAATCCTTTACCATAAATCATATTTGCAATACCTGTAATAATTGCACCATTGGTAGCACTATATAAATACCTATCAATTAAATATTGAAAGTAATTATTATCACTTCCGTATTCAATATAACTATTTTTCTTGTTTTCTTGTATTACAGGGCTTGTATAAGCACTTAAATTTACTATTGATATATTACTCATAAATTTTATATTCGTTGTTTGTAACGTTTGCTACGTAATCATTTTGATTTACTGTATATGTATCGTTTGCTTGATTTGTACAAAAAATAATATCTTTGTAAACTATATTTGCTCCATTTTTAATAGTTAAATTATAAAATGTATTTTCATCTAAATCAAAAATAGTAGAAGTAGTTAGATAATAACTTGACAAACTAAATGTAGCAGAAATTGTAGTTTCTTCACTTGTAGTTTCATTTCTTAAAACAATAGTATTTGCACTCATTACTCTTGGTATAAATGTTAAAGTTTGTGCTGTATCTTGTTTTCTTAAAATTATCATAAACTATTTTTATATATTAATAATTTATATTCAAAATTGTTTTAAAACAAAAAAGGATGCTAAATAAATAGCACCCTCTTTAAAAAAAACAAACAATAATATTATGCTACAGTTCCTTCAACAATAGAAGCTAATATTCCTGTAGTTAATGGTCCTGTTACAAAGTTTGC